CACATGAAATTTCTAGAAGAGACGGGAAGCCTTCTCCCGATCTGCTCCCCAACGCAAGTTGGAAAGAGAGGTCGAAGTCTCCAATCAAACCACAACAACTTAACGAAAAATGCTATTTCTAACATTTCCCATCAAGGTTGCGGTAAGACCGTTTCACTCCAGTGCTCCACGCTACCTTCTCCAAAACCACAAATTGTTTCCGAAAGTGGATTGGGGGAGAGTCGATGCAGGAAACTATGCTTGCATAGACCCGGTTAATCCCGGGGTAATCTTGTACCTTTCGGAGCAAGATTATATAGTGATGGTGCGAGTAGCCATAACGTCGAACAAAACTTTAAAAGTTTTGGCGGCGCCAGGTGAATCCCCATCCACCTCATCCACAACCCCTCAAGATCCTTCTCAAAATTCCCCTACTCTATCCCCCTGGGAGACCGTCCTAAAACTAGGACGGCGTACCTCAGAAGGTAGCGCGGGTAAGTCACGCTTTCTCAACTTATGGAGATCAGTGATGCAACCCTTCTTTGCGAAGGTGAAAGCAACCCGTTCCACAGTTAAGGGCGCGACTGGAATTTCGATGATCGGACTGACGTGTGAAAACACAGCTCAGTGGTTCCATACATGGCATGACTTAGTGTCATGGTGGAGCCGTGGCTCTCATCTGTCCACTGTCCAGAAAAACGAAAGGAAATCTTTCGGGGCTTACCTGACGATCATTCTTAGGAACAACGGTATAAACCACCTCATAGCACGATTGAAAATCATGCTATTTGTTGTAAACGCCTACCTAGGAGGCAGACGCTTGACTACAACTGAAGAACTTGGATTTAGAATCCGTCTTCGGAAGGGTCTTCCTGCTGCTCTTCCTCGAATTGTTCGAGCGGGCATCCGATACGGGAATAAACATTATATCCATATTTGGACATCAATGCTCTTTTCCTATAAAGGTATCCTAGGCTCCTGGCAGGAACCTAATTTAGCATGTGGTACTATAGCTTCACCCCACCCTGAACTGCCTGAAATCACCCTCAAGTCATTCCATGACTTCTGCGGGGTCCTTTGGCACACGTTGAAGCTTGCATCAGCCCCCGAGCCTAACTTTAAGGTTAAAGGAACATTCTTCTCAACCCATGCGGGACCAAATCACCCTGTCACTGTCCTCGGGGCCGGAATAGATGCCTTCCTTTGGGAGGCACTAGACCGATTCGGTTTTAAGAAAACCGGATCCAAAGAGACAGCGATAAGAGAGAATCTGGACATCATGGGCCCCGAAACTTGGACGGCGAAAGCCATCACTGAAGTAACGGGAGTATCACGGAATTATATCCGTGAGTGGCTTGAGGCGACTGGTCAACCCGATCTTTGGAAAAAGATAAGGCTAACAGCCAAAATGTTCGCTCTCAACAATAAAGTTTTACAAGGGGTCAAGGATGCAAATGGCCTTTTTACGGTCATTTCTTCTACTGGCAAAGAAACCAGAGCTTTCTCTGATTCTTATCTGTACCGGTTCTTTGGGTTAAACACCCAAGGATATCGATTCAGAAATCCTACCCTGCAACGACTACATAATTTATATGAAGCCGCTGGCAAAGTAAGAACAATCGCGATAGTGGATTACTGGACTAATTTTGTCCTGAAACCTCTCCACGATTGGATGTTTCAAATACTTGCACTCTTTCCACAGGACGCCACTTTTGACCAAGAGGGTAAAGTTCGACAGTTCGCGGGCAGAGGATACACTACTGTGTACTCATATGATCTAAAATCGGCCACTGATCTAATACCTTTGGCCCTATATAGGGCCTTATTTTCTGGGAAATTTCCCACAAAGGTACTGGAGATTTGGTTTGACCTTTTAGTGAATCGAGCGTTCCTCGTACCTTCAACAACCAAGAAACGATTCCCTAATCATCCGTCTAGGATACGCTATGCTACAGGGCAGCCGATGGGAGCTCTAACGAGTTGGGCATCGATGGCACTCGTGCACCATGCACTAGTACTCTATGCAGCCGTTTCTGCGGGTGTTATTACACCCTCGAAACTCCTCACTTTCGTAGACTATATGGTCTTGGGAGATGATATCGTGATAGCAAACGAAGCTGTCGCTAAAAGCTATGTGTCCTTAATGAAGGAGTTACATGTTCCTTTATCTCTAGCCAAGTCGCACATTTCCGATATTGGTATGTTTAACTTTGCTAACCAAACATTCGTAAAAGATGTCAATGTCTCCCCCGTTTCTTTACGGGAAGAGATAAACGCTACCTGCTTACCAGAGCGGATCGAGATGATCCTGCGCATGGCTAGGCGTGGTTGGATGGATTTAGCAAGTCGGACATGGGTAACACCTCTAATGAAGAAACTTGTAGGACCAGAAGTTTGGTTCCACCTTCAACCGGAGATCCGGTCTCGAGTGGTTCCGCCTGTTCTCCGTTGGGCTCTGAGCACCATCCTGACACCAGGCACAACCCGAATCGGGTTCGCTGGATTAAAGTCAGTGACGCTTGAGATATGCTTAGGAGCTATGCTCCGGAAGCATGATCTTTGGGCGTTCAAGATGGCTCGGTTCGGCGATATTATCGACCGAAACCGCACTCAGGGTCTCCTAGTTTCCATACTAGGGAAGTATGTCAATGCCGTCTACAGAGAATTTCTTCTCAGCCGGAAACGGCTGGAGTTATTTCCACAATGGGTTACCAAAGTGGTCTCTGTAGATCTTGAATGGTTATTCCTTCGAATCTTCGAGGAAGCCAAGAGTGAGGCTTTGCTTCGCTGGACTGCGACATACCGCATGCCTCTTAAAGAGGTGCAAGTATGTGCAAATTTATCCAAATTCACTGTCGACGATATCGTCGCAGGAACTGGACGCCCATGGGACGAATTAGTCCCATTTGTAGCGGAAGCTGAAGCCAAATTACCCCTGGTTCCTGATTTTTCTCAAGAAAACCTTGAGGCATTGACAGGATTACAGACAGGGGGGCTGGGTGCTAACACCGAAGTCGCTGCGGCTCGAGAGAGCTTCATGAGAGTTACCAATATCCTAGGCATGATTGATCACTTGAGCACCTCTGGGGCTCCTGGCTATGAGAAGCCTGGGAATTCATCCCAATCATCGGAAGAAAGTTTTACTTTCCCCGATAAATAAGATCCCAAAGTCGTC